CCAACTGAAGATGATTATGTTGATTGGTATGGTGATAGGACACCTTTTGTGGTGGTTGTCAAGGAGGTGTCTGATGAGTAAACCAATAGTTGAAATAACTTCTGATGACTTGCTGTGGATAGATTTCAAAGGCAAAGAAATAAGAATAGAACAAGACCATAACTTTAATGACGGAAAACTAATGATAACTGTTCATAAACCAAACGAAGATTATTATGCAAAATTATTAGTAGAGGAGGTGTCCGAATGAGCAATAGCGCAAAGGTTTCGTACGGAAGGGAAGGAAAAGGACGAGTGTTTCTTGGTTGGGGCAGAGGCACGTGTTCTTTTGAATTGGACGAACAGACAGGAAAACCCATAGAAGATAAATGGAGGTGTCTCGGCAGAGACAAAGAGCCTAATGTAAGCGCGTTGCTTATTAGTAGAGCAAAAGCTGTTCTCCGTAAAGAGCAACAAAAAGGAAAAACAGATGAGTGATGTTAGAAACAAGCCTTGCATGACGCACTATCCCGATTTTGACCATTACTGTGCGTCAAAGGGACAAGGGTGCAAGTATCATGGGACAGAACGCGATCCAAAACAACACTTTACTGGACAAACGGACAAGTTTGAGCAATCATTTAAAAAGATTTTTATTAACGAAGAAAAAGAATGACAGCACTACAGGAACAACTCCCTTTATTTGAGAAAGAACAGACCCACTACACACAAAACCCAAATTTTAAATGTTTCGTACAAAATATGTTTGATGAAAACTGTAGGGAGAGAAGGGAACACGGGCAACGGGAATACAAAAATATCTTTTCTTACTTCAGGAAAAACCATCAGTTTGTAATAGATAAATTTAACGAAACGGAGGCAACGCGCAATGGTTAAAGAAACACACAGGCTCAAACAGGACAACAAAAGCAACGAGTACAGGCTCATTAATAGTAAGGGACAAGCTATTAGGCTTGGAACAACCGATCTAAAACTAGCTAAAAAACGCTCCCTTGAGCATTTACACAGGGGAAACAAGTGATTAGACAAAAAGCAGTGTTAGAGATAGACCAGGCAAAAAGTTTAATAGAGGCTTTTAGTCAGAACCAACTACATGACCTGCTCCCCTTCCTTAGAATCGGTCAAAAGGGTGCAAAGAAAAACTATCGTTTATGTATTGACTGCCCGATAGACAGCAAAGCAAGGATCGCCAACAAACTAGAAGACTCTTTGGGCCTAACTTTCAAGTGGGTTGAATACGATACCTCAAAACCTGTGCCTGAAGCAACGGGCATGACGCCTGAGTTCAAGGACTACGCTAAAAAAGTAGCAAAAGCAAAGTAGCAAAAGCAAAGTAGCAAAAGCAAAGGAGTAATCATCCTTCCACTTCCTCAAACACCGCTTCTTCTGCATCAATTAAGGGTTGATAATCCGCGAGCAACGCGTCAATCTTTTGCTTAATCTCTTTTTCTGATAAAGATTCAAGCGTTCCCGTCCTTATTTCTTTTCTTTCCACATACAGTCCAGCCGCACGCCCACGTTGCACTTCAGCAGAGACGGCGGCGGTCAGATTGCCTTTATCCATGGCCTGATCCCTGATTTCTGCTAGTTTCCTTATGTGTCGAGAAAAAGTGACATCAAACTTCTGCTGTAACTCTTTTTCCAGTTCCTGAATGTAACGAACCACCAAAGGGTACTTACGAGGATTAGTTAATTCAGCACAGGACACGCCGGCCCTGGTTTTAGAGTATCCAGCATCAATAGCACACTGGGTTTTGGTTTTACTGCCATCATTATAAACAAGCTCTCTGGCAAAGCGTTTCTGTTTATCAGTGAGGTGTCTGACGTTTTTTCCTGACGGATTATTCGATCCTGTTGGTCCTTTTTGCCCTTTGACTCCCATTTTCTCTCCTTTTTTATAGGTTATGTTTGTATTCTACACTAAAAAGGTAGCTAAGAGTAACCTCAGTTTCTCAGCTCAACCTCAGTTCCTCAAACTGAGGTCGAAACCCTTATAGGTGCTGGTTTTCCAACGAACCTCAGTTCCTCAGCCGTGTTTTCAATTCTTTGTCTTGATAGTCGGAAGGATAAAACTATGAAAATAGAACTGAGAAATGAGTTTTAGTTAAAAACACAGTGTATAGGGTTTGTTCAGAGCCTCAGTCCTACCTCAGTTCTACTTTTGTAGAACTGAGGTTTTTCCCCACTTGTTGTCGCGGAACAACAAAGCAACCCTTATGCTATAAGGCTCTTTTTTAGAATGATTCTAAGAAAAAAGCTCAAAACACCCTCTTTTGACCCTGGTCCCCGGCCCTTTTTCATTTGGACCCCTCCCAAAACCCCTATAAACAAAGGGCTATGGGACACATGGTATAATATAAGGGCACTTAAAAAAGTACATTGCGATCTTTAACAACCAGATGCCATCGAGCAAAATTTTAACTTTAATTTAACTATTATGGAGAAATCTTATGGATAATTTAGGAACGCTTGACCAAGCCCACGACAGCTTGGAAAAAGCAAAAGAAATGTTAGGTGATTACGTTATGCGATTCGTTCAAAGGAACTGGTATAACTATAGAACCTACTTGACCGGAGCGAAAAAAATATTTGAGGAAAGCCTTGATGTTTTTGACAACCATATCAAAAGAAGGCAAAAAAGAATCAAATCTTTAGAAGCTAAGATCGAAAAACTAAACGATGAGGTTTCTGCTCTGCGTGTATTTAAAAGAAACACAAAAGGCGGAATCAAGGCTATAGGCGTTGAGAGATCATATAGGCAAAAGATGAATAGACTAGCAAAAAAATATTTGTTCTTGTTTATTGATTATCAAGGTGACGATGATGTTTATACGACCTGGGTTTGGTCAGAAAGGTTTAGGGACGGTGAAGCCCCTACAGGATACTCTGAAAGCGACCCTTATTGTGATAATCATTTTTGCGACAGCTACGAAGAAGCCTATGAAAGATGTTTAGAATACATAAAAGAGGAGAAACAATAAACCAAAGAACCCACATCACTAACCTGGTGTGGGTTTTTCTTTGTCTGAGACCACCGAGATCAATTTATCCAAGTACCACCGGGCCTTTTTTAAATCTTCAACTGGGTTGTCTTTGTTCTTATGCTCGAACCGCAAAAGATATTTCAAAATATTACCGAGCAGGTAGCCAACGAAGCCCTGGTCCCCGGTCCGTTTCCCACCAGTTTTCCCACCGGTCACCAATTCAATCACCTCGATCACTTCCATGCCACCTTTATTATAGTGCGGTGGATGGTTCACCAGGTCGACTGTTGCCTCTTTCTTTTCCTTCTTCCCGTTCATCTTAGCCAAAGTCCTCTCCTTCTCTAGTCGTTGTTTATGCTCATGCCAATACCCGTCATGCTCACTCGGCACTCTGATCTCTTTACTAAACAAATCAAGTTGGTACTTAGGCAACACCGGCGTCCTCTCTTACAAACACCGGCGTTTGTTCGCCCACATAGGCTCCGACCACATTAAATTCCATGTACTCGACCGCCTCTTCATAATTCATGTCTCTTCTCAGCATCTCAACACACTTGTCATAACTGTACACCGCTCTCGGTGGACCCCATTCCAGGGACACCCCCATAAAAGCATCATCGAACCCGTCCGCAGTCAGCATCGACTCCCCGGTCGCATCAAGATACTCCGTCCAGTTTCCCAGTCGCTGTAGTGCGTTCGATTCTTCTGTCACGGCCCTTTCCGTTTAATTTTTTGCACCGGTAGGCGTTTAATCCTTATCCATGCCTGCCTGATCCAGTCAAGCAGATTAAACGGAAGGTCCAGTATTTTCTTGATTATGTTCAGCATATCGTCTTTCGTTCTCTCTGGTGGAGTTTAGTCTCTCTATATAGTCGTTCATTGTACCGATCATTTTGTCCCACATAGGCAATAGCCCTTCTATCTTAGAGCACGACACATAAAACCATGTGCTCTCTACAGCATGTTTAAAGTTATCTATTTTTAAAGCGGTGTTTCCACCACACCCATGGACTCTTAGGCACTCTATTATAGTCACCTCTAGTAGATCCCCCATAGTTTTCACGTTTAAAGAATCTAAAGTATTAAAAGCCCTTTTGTTCAAGAACATATTGTTTTTAGCGTTTTCGTTTTTCAATGGCCACTTTCCAGGGAAGGAAGTTTTATACTCATCACGAAACAACTCATTAAGTAGCTTTGGTGAAAGCAAAAGTATCTGCTCTTTTATAAGGTTCGGATAAAGCGTTTCTTTAATCTCTGATAAGATTTCGTCTTTGTTCATGTCTTTTAATTATGTTCAGCATATATAGAGTGTCCCATTATCTGTAAGCATCAATTAGGATAAAGGCACACTTTACTTACAGACTGACGAACTGGGACGAATCCGGTTCAACAAGTGTGCTTCCCTTTATCTAGTCGTGTATTAGTAAAAAGCACGGACACAACTAGACTTCGAGCAGGGGACCCGTTATGAATACCGTGCTTCATTTGCATCATTCTTAGCATCAAGGTGCGCTTCCATGGTCGAACCGTTCAAGGAGTAGTCTTTGTCCAAATACCCCAAAAACAGTGCTTCAATAGAAATGCCTCTTGCAAGAGCCGCAGTCCTGGCTTTGTCAAAAACCTCTGCGCTCAAAGATAATCTTATTATTTGTTTATGTTTTCTTATCATGTCCCATAAGATAGCATAAAAAGGGCGGAAAAAGCAATTAAAAAATGTTGCCAACGTCTTTTCCATTCACCTCTCCCGACTCAAAGCTGTCAATCATGGCGTCCACTGAGGCCGGTCCTTCCTTTTGTCGGACTCGTTTCCACTCCCGACTTATTAGGCGTCTAACGAAGTCACTGGAACTTCGCCATTGGTGTTTGCTCATAATGTCCAGGTTTCGTTTTTCAATAGTTGTCAGCCGGATATTAATTTGCGTGTCTTTTTTGTCCTTCAATTTCGGTGTTCTTTGTTTGGTTACTTGAACCACTGTCTTACCTCCCCTAAAACTTCATTAGATATTGCGATTTTCTTCTTTAAAGACGCTAAAATCTTCTCGTCCACTGTATTTTCACACACTAAATCAACATAAGTGCAACTTTTATCCTGTCCGATCCGGTGAATCCTGTCTTCTGCTTGAATGCGCAACTCAAGATCATAGCTATTGGAATAAAAAATCATGTGAGAAGCCGCCGTCAACGTCAGTCCCCGGCCCCCGGTGTGCGGATTGGAGACAAAGAATCTTAATGGATGCTCTAGGTCCTGGAAGTTCTCAAGGATTGCTTCTCGGTCCTTTTGTGGAGTCTTTCCGTAATAGGAAGCCACGCTATCATCCCCATAAACTTCGGCTATTTTCTTGGTCAACTGCTCTATATCGGTTTGAAACACCGCAAAAATCACTGCTTTGCCGCTAATTTCTTCCAACACATTAAGCGTTTCCTTCACCCGATTGTTCTTAAGCACCTGCACCTCCCCCGAAGGAGAACGCAGACTGCCCGCAACAATTTGTTGCAAGCGCATTAACTGAGTCAGCACCGTTTGCGTGGTATAAAGCTCATCCGCTAGAATCATCAGCGCTTCTTTCCGCATTTGTTCATAAACCTTTTTCTGTTCAGCCGTTAGTTCAACCCTTCGTTGCATGTAAACTTTTTCCGGAAGATCAAGACACTTGTCCTTGGTGTAGCGTGCGGAAAACTCTTTGAGCATCCCTTGCAGTTCATCCATCCGATGATAACCCACAATTTCTTGAAAACTATTGTGTCCCATGCGCCGCATTTTAGTGATCGCGTATCGTGCTTTGAACGCGTAATAACTTTTGAAACCTAAAAGCAGGGGATTTAAAAAGGCGCACTGTGAATACAGATCAAGAGGAGTTTTAGTCACCGGAAAACCGGTCAGAATCCGTTTATAAGGTGCTTCTCTTGATAAATTTAATAAACTTTTTGTTCGCTTGGCTTGTGGGTTCTTAATTAAGGTGCTCTCGTCCACTGCAATCATGGTTTCGTGAGCCAAAACAAAGGCTCTCGCAAACTTTAACCCTTTTTCCGTGGAAAAGGCCTCAACATTCATGGTCATAATCTCCAATCTTTCGGGATGTTCTTCTAAAACCAGGGAGCAATACTCCTGTTTCCACTTGTTTGTATGGTTCGGTTGCCACACCAACACTTTCTTCTCGATGCGTTCCGGAAAATGCTTTGGTATTTCCAATTTGTCCCAATTCCGTAAGTTTCCCTTTGGTGTTATAATTAGTAACGCAGTTATTTTGTCGGCCTCAAAAAGCACCGCGGCATTATCAAGAAGAACCTTTGATTTGCCCAGGCCCATCTCTAAAAATAGAGCAAATTCTTTGCGAAAGGCGGACCGAGCTAAGGTTTTCTCTTGGTGCTTATACGGCTCTGTTTGATATTCGTAGTTCCTCATTCTTATATGATCCCTTATATTATATAACAATTCTTTTTATTGTTTATTGTGTTTGACAATAAAAGTATATCTGGTATATACTTGTCTTGCAACCTGAAAATGATAAAGGCGATTGCATAAAGTTTATATAAGGAAGAAGAATGAACGAACGAATGAAGGCACTCCTGACTCTAGCCCTAGAGTTGACAGAAGCAGAAAGAAAACAAATATCAGCGGCTTTACTCTTAAGCACGCTTAACGAACTCGCTATCGAAGACGTTACCGACGAAGCCATAATGCGTGCTCGACAAGAGAACACAGCCATAAGGCTTGCCCCCGAAGGTTTGGAGGAAGACTATGAGTGGGAAGACTATGAGTGATAAATGCGAAGTAGAACAAAACGAACACCACATAAGAATTAAGGTTGGTTGTATGGAGATATATGCAGAAAGTAATGATATGCACGATCTTATTACAGTTTACCATGCAGACAATAGCCCCTTTAGATTTGAGGACCAAAAGATTGTGGACATTGCTAATGGTGAAATATTTGACCTAGATAGAAACCTTAGCATCGTGAGCAAAGAAACAATAAAAGATTTGACGAAAGAGGTGGGCAATGAGTAATGACTACTATGATTATGTCATGGAACTGATCTATCAAGACATAGACTCAGAAGACGAGAAGGGTTTATTGGACGACAAAATAAATACATTGGCCAAGGAACACAGCCTTCATGCAGATGATGACCGAGACGATATTAAAGTAAAGATTGCCGAGGAGCGTGTTCGGGAGAGTTTTCAGTGAGCACAACTAAAAAAGAAGACAACATCCTTGATCTGTTTGAACAGTCCGTTGAAAAGAAGATCACAAAAATTAAGGACCAGGACCTTGGTTCCCTGTCCAAAGACATGAATGATATGCTCGAGATCGGCGGCCTCATTGGTAACGCCGAGGAAAGCCTTAAACGATTAAGAGAGCAGTATCGGCAATACAGCGAAGAAACCATCCCTGAGAAAATGAGAGAACTGGGAATCAGTGATCTGCGTATGGACGATGGTTCACGAATCTCTGTTGATCCTTTCTACTCTGCACGGATCACCGAGAAAAATAAGGGAGCGGCGCACCAGTGGCTACGAGAGAATGGCCTTGGCGACCTTATAAAAAACACCGTCAGTGTCAACTTTGCGGCAGGCGAAGATGACGAAGCAACAGAAACAATGGATGCCCTGGAAAAACAGGGACTAGAGCCTATGCAAAAGGAGGCCGTCCACCCATCTACCCTCAAAGCGAATGTAAAAGAGCTTATTGAGAGTGGGGAAACCGCGTTCGACAGCGGTATACAGAAACTATTTTCTGTGTACACGGGACAACGCACAAAAATAATAAAAGGCTAATAATATAAGGACAAAGAAAAATGGCTAATAAAAAAGCGAATGGTAGTAGCTCTACTAAAAAAGGGACCGACCTTACCGCATTGTTTGAAAAACATGCGGGTCAAGGATTCGGAGAAGTAGGCACGGATGATTTAAATTCTCCGCGCATACAAATCATACAGGCGTTATCCCCTGTTCTAAACAAAACAAAACCCGAGTACCGTGCCGATGCAGGTGCCGGGGATTTTTTGTTTACCGGGAGCAACGCTATTATCGACGGGCAAAAGGGATTTTTATTTCAGCCTTGCTGGTACGATAGAAACTACGTTGAGTGGAGACTCAGAGAAGACGGTGGCGGCTTAGTCACTGTGCACCCCTCTGACACCGACATGATTTTTAAGGCAGAACGGGACGATAGGTACCGTGACATCTTGACAAAATCAGACGGCTCCAAAACTCAACTGGTGAACACTGGAAACCATTACGGGTTTTTACACCACAACGATGTCTTATATCGTGCGGTTATTAACATGTCTGGTTCACAGTTAAAACACTCAAGAGCATGGAACAACATGGTCGTGACTCAAGTAGTTAAAGGCAAAAAAGGCACGTTTAATCCACCTGCCTTTGCTCAACTCTACCGCATAAACATCAAAGAGGAGTCCAATGCAAAGGGCACCTGGTTTGGTTTTAATGTGGCCATGGAATCATTACTGACTGACGCAGAACAGTTCAACGAAGGACAAAGCTTCGCT